GAAGGAAAACAAACGAATTGAAGCTAGCCTTGTCCAAATCTACTCTTGATAAAGTAGAACAGAGTATTAAAGGTATGAGTTTCGATAATGTTGTAAAACGTGTTAAGGCGGGTTATGCTTCCGATTATGGAATGGTTGGAGGTGATTGGACTCAAGGTATAGGTTTACTTAAAAGTTTACCTAGTTTCTTCAAAAGCAAAGGCACTTTGTCGGCTGCTGAAAAGCAAATGTTATCGTCTTATAGAAAGTTTAAAGGTGATCAGCATAAGCGAGATGCAAACAGATTTTTATTTGAAAACTTAACCCATTAAAATTATGAGACGTAGAAGTTTTAGACGCGGACGTTCACGCAAACGCAGACGTTCAGGTATTTACCTAGCTGGTCGTGGTGGTAGAAGATTGTAAGTGATTTAAAAAAGGGGGTAATTCCCCCTTTTTTTATGTGTATTAGTACTATTTGGATTAGAAAACATCAGCAGGAAGTCCCCTGTGGTCGATGTTACGAATGTGTAAAACGTAGGCGCAATGACTGGTATATTCGTTGCGCTATTCAGAGTTATAACTCACGTTATACTTATTTTGGTTTGCTTACCTATGCCGAGGTTGGTATGTCCTTAGAAAAGAGAGATATTCAACTGTTTCTTAAGCGGTTACGCGCTTACGGTTACAAGTTTAGTTATCTGATTGCTGGCGAACATGGAGAAAAAAAAGACCGTCCGCATTGGCATTGTTTGTTTTTTTCAGAAATTCCGTTACCTTTCGCACACATTGCAAAAGCTTGGCGAGGCGGTTACCACAATGATCCTAACTGCAATAAAGCTGGATGGGTCAATTTCTCGCCGATACGTTCATTGAAATCGGTAAGATACACAGTCAAGTATCTTTATAAGTATGATGGTAATGATCCCAGATTTGTTCTTATGATGTCCAAAAATCCTGCTATTGGTCATAGCTATTTAAAGCAACAATCATTATTCCTTTCGCAGAGGATTTCTAAGATCACATTCAATGGCGCGCACATGGCTTTGCCTCGGTATTATAAACGTAAATTTTTTGATGACTATCCCGATATAAAAGAAGAGGTAAATAGTAAGTTAGCGGACAAGGTTCGAGAACTCGCAGACAGCGAAATAAAGATGGCTGCTGTCTTACATCCAAATGCCAACTTAACAGAACTGGAAAATATTATTAAAAATCAAAAACTTGAAAGAAATGAATACTTCAGAAGATTTGAAAAGATTAGTAGACACATTCGGAAAATTAAGCTTCCTTGTTGAAACTGCTGTGAAGCTTAAGCAAACTGGCGACTGTCCAGATATTGCTCGAAGTTGTTTTGTCGAGGCCGATTGTACCGCTCGTAAGTTAGCCGATCAGTTAGACGATTTTACTTTAACTAAAACTGAAGAGTAAAATATGGCAAACAATTCAATCTTTAATACGGTTTCATTAATGAAACCTAAAAGGGCCAAATTTGATTTAAGTCATGAAAGGAAAATGACTATTCCTTTTGGTGCCCTTGTTCCTACTCTTGTCCAAGAAGTACTGCCGGGCGACTCGTTCGATGTTAACGCTAATGTACTTGCGCGTTTTCAATCTATGCTTAGCCCAATGATGCATAGGGTAAATGTTTACACTCACTACTTTTATGTTTCCAATCGTGTGTTAACTAGAAATTGGATGCGTTTTATTAGTTATCAAGGTAACAGGCCTAATTTATCACAGGCCAATACAAGTTCTCCATTTTTTACCTATTCCAGTGCTCGTTCAGCTGTTACCAATGGGGTTGCTGGTAATGCTTTAAAGGATGGTTCTTTGCTTGATTATTTGGGCTTTCCTACCGCACCAAATGACGTTTCTATTCTTAATAGCTTGGCTTGGTTGAATTCTACTCGGTTTTCCGCTATCTTGCCTTTAGCGTATCAACGTATTTGGAATGATTTTTACCGAGACGAAAATTATACTCAACCTTTGTTTAGTAATGATGGAACATCCCAAGCCGATCCGGTAGCTGGTTCAAATTGGTTTGACAATATTGTCGACTTTAATAATACTGGTATGATCGATCCTGAGAGTGTCAGTGCTGCCCTTACTTCGACCGTGTGTCGAGAATTGTTAACGCTTAGATGGCGTGCTTGGGAGAAAGATTATTTAACTAGTGCAACGCCTTACGCCAATCAATCTACTGCGGATGTACGCGTTCCCATCGTTGTTCCCCAAGGATCACTTGGAACTATTGGTGCTGGAGGCAGTCCTAACCCTTCTGCTAATTCGTTTATCGGAGAGACAGGAGGTATTCAATATCCAGGTTCTTCTGGTAATCCTTCCGATCAAGGTTCTTTCACTATTTCTGCTTTACGTGTGGCGTCTTCGCTTAAGCGTTGGTTAGAGAACACCGCTAGAGGTGGTTCTCGATATGTGTCAGGTCTTTGGAATCATTGGATGGTGTCACACTCAGACAAATCTATGTGGGAAGCTATGTATCTTGGTGGCGGTATGCAGCCGATGGTCATAAGTGAAGTTGTTACCACGGCACCCGCCACACCTACGCAGACTAATGTCCCCGCTGGTTATTTAGCTGGTCACGGTATTAGTTACGGTTCTAGTAATCGTTTTAAAAAACGGTTTGAGGAACATGGCGTGGTAATGGGAATCACTTCTGTTATTCCTCGTACTAGTTACTTGTATTCTCTACCTCGTGCGTTTATGCGGTCAGAACCTCTTGACTTCGCTTGGCCGGAGTTTGCGCAAATTGGTGAGCAAGGTGTACTGGGTGCAGAGGTATTTTTTAAGTTAGAAACTGGTGCTAGTTTGTCAGCCCCTAATTATACTGCGGCCGTTCCTTCTCAACAATACAGTGGTGTTGTAGTTAGGTTTCCAACGGGCTTTACACCTGGTGGTTCCTACTTCGGATTTGATTTACAAAATGACAATCCGGAAGGATCAGGCGGTTTAATTTGGGGTTACCAAGGTAGGTACGCTGAATATAAGTATCAACAAGACACTGTTCATGGTCTTTTTAGAAACAGTCAATCATTCTGGCACTTTGGTCGTATGTTATCACCCTCTCCTTTGTTATCTACCGCGTTCGTAACTTCAAACCCGCGTATGGATGGTTTTGCAGTCCTGCCGAATAATGGTCACACTGGGCAATATAACCAACATCCTATCTTATTGCAGGTGTATAACCGTGTTAGTGTAGTCCGTTCGTTGCCTTATTATAATACTCCTACGTTATGGTAAAAGCTCCGAGAACAGTAAACTTGGACCCTTTGGGTCCTCGTTTAGCTCACGAATATCTTCATGGAGAATACGAACAAGTTACTATTATGGATGTTCAGCCATCTTTACATTCAATGGTTACTACTGGGATTGTCGGTAATCAAATGGGCAATTCTCGTTATGTTTATCCGGATCTAGGTGATGAAGACGAGGCGCACGAACACCCTGACTATCAGAGAGTAAACGACATGGACAATGTTGAGAAGCAAGAGTTTGCCGAAATGTGGTTAAAAAACCCAAAATTTTATGAAAAGAAAAAAGAGTCTGAGCCAGAGGCTCAAACCGAAACACCAAAAAATCCAGAGGAAGGCGCGGCCGAGTAGGTCGCGCAAAAATGGCATGTCAAATTCACTTGCCAATACATGCCTACTGACAGGTTCAGTTTCCGCACCGAACGAAAAAGCAGAGCGATCCAACGGACAAGCGATGCGAAAAAGTGAGATAGGAAAAAAAGAATCCTGTCAGTTATCCTTAATCTTCCCCGTTACGTGGGAAGATTTAACAACAACGGGGTCACCCCCTGTGCATTTAACAGGGGGTGAACCTGTTGTTAGCCCAGCGGCATTGAGCGCTAAAGTAGGTTACCCTGAATAGGTTATGCCGGCATGGGTAGCACCAGCCATAGCAGCGGCCGGCACTATGGTTACTAATCTGATTCAAGGTAATCAGGCTAGAAAAGCGTATAAAGAGCAGCAAGACTATAATAGTCCGCGGTCACAGATGCAACGTTATCAACAAGCTGGTTTATCCCCGTACTTAATTTACGGTCAAGGTAATTCTGGCAACGTATCTCAACCTGCCCCTACTAATGTTCCTGATATTGGTAAAGGCTTAGCAGACTATATGTCCTATGCTAACTTTGATGCAGATTTAAAGGCAAAGCGGATTAACAACGCAATCCTAGCAAATCAAGAGCGTATTACATCTTCTAAGAGTAACACCGAATATTATCGTAGTATTATGAGCGAATACGAAAGTATGCGCAAGGCTTTAGACCTTGCGTCTGATTACGAAGGTAGTACTACAGGTAAAGGCACTCTATACGAATCTATTGCTGCAAATGGTTTTAGAAGGAAAACAAACGAATTGAAGCTAGCCTTGTCCAAATCTACTCTTGATAAAGTAGAACAGAGTATTAAAGGTATGAGTTTCGATAATGTTGTAAAACGTGTTAAGGCGGGTTATGCTTC